TCATAGTACTATTTATGTGCGTATATAATGGTATATAAATTTATTGATTATGCAGTACTACGATGTACTTTACCACATGTAAAATTTTGTCTTTTCTTTGTACGTCTCGCTCAACTATTTCTTCAAATGTAAATTTCCAACCATATTTTTCTAATTTACTTTTCCACCATTTTGGATCCTCAATAATTAAATGAGCATTTCTTCCATCTGGTAAATTTTTTTTGGCAGGACTGCATGCAATAAGATGATACTGTACTTTTGTTGCAATACTAAAAAGTTTATCTAGAGTTTGATCAATATATTCAGGTTCTATATGCTCTAAGACATCACTACTAAAAATCATATCAACTTTGTTTGGCAAATCTATCGGTGCAGTGATAGGATCATAAGAAATAATTTGTAAATTTGGATATCGTTGTTGCATAGCAAATGACATATGACCTTTTCCGCTACCAAAATCTAATACGGTTTGAACAGTATTGCTATCTAAAAGTTTTATGACTTGATCGTGTAGTTCTTTGCCACTACCGAATGCCTTGTTATGTAATGCTTGTATTTGTTTTTTGTATTCTTCACTTATCATTGCAAATCCTGTAATGTTTTTAGAGCGTATCCATTTTCCAATTCTGATATTGTGAATTGACTATAACTTAAAGTTTTTAACCATTCATATCTATTATCAGGCTTTGGAATACTCTCAATCATACTTATATCAGATTTATACAAGCAATCTAAGCAACTAGGAGCGAGGTTAATAGTAGGTACACCTTGCATAATTGTTTCAACACAACCTAAACTTTGTAATGTTACTACAGCATAACAATTTTCTAAATACTTTTCTATACTATCACTGCCTCTAGCCTTTCTAGATTCTTTGAATCTAAAAAATATTTTCCTATCTGTATATTTTAGCAATTTTGATTTTATATCCATACACCATGATAGTGTATCTTCACTGTTGGTATAATAAAGTAAGGGTTTTGGGTTAGGTGCTAGTACTAGAATGTAATCGCCGCCTGTTTTCCATGGCTTTATATCTATATTAAACTTTTTCAGCCTATCATCAGGTACATCTAAAAGTTTGGTTTGTTGTAGATTATTATATGTTAATCTCCAATGACTATTGCTTTTCCTATTACTTAGATAACCCTTATCTATGTTGATGTAGTTTGCTAGATCCTTATCTAGTCTTTTCAAGATACTATAACTAGTTATAGGACCTCCTGTAAAAAAACAGTAGTCTCTTTTGCTAGTGTCATTGGACATTTCAATTGACACAGACTTAGATAGATGGTTATCGATTAAATGATCTGCTTTTGAACGAATTATTTGGTTATAAGGAAATCTTACAAAGGACGGCATAGATATATACATTGTCCTATATTAATTTTCTTTTCAATCTTATAGTATTCTAAAAGTGTAGCCTCAATATTTTCGTATGACATTCTAGTTGTGTTTGGTTTTTGCCACCATGAAAAAATAAATTGACTACCTAAATTACTTATTCTATTAATGTAATTAGTAACGTCATCTAAATATTCTAACACACCACTGTTGATAACATAGTCCCAATTTGTTGGTAATTTAAATGGCAAATTGAGATCTAAAACAATATCTGCTTCAGCAAAATTATCAACGCCTAAATATTTTGACGGATTGTAAAACTTAAGAAAGTTTTTATAACCACACCCTAAATCTAAAACACTCTTATTAGGATCTAATAGTTCTGCAATAGTTTTATTTCTATTTTGCCAACCCGCGGGAGGATTTTGATATTTTTTATTGTCAAATTGATGCATCTTCCATACCTGCTACTCGTAACTTAGTAATATTAGTTATCTGCCATTGCTTCATATCAATGCCTTTCATAACTCCTAACCATTTATTACGTAGCAGGGCAAACTCATTGATAATCTTTTCAAAATCAACAACGTCTGCTTCGCCGTCAACGTATTTTTCTACGTCACGACTGCTCAATGCTCTTTGATAGTTTTCTAGATATTGTTTGAAGAACTTGCTTTTTGTTCTTCGCAGTTCGATATTTAGGTACTCAAGGATTGCCTCAATTTCCTGTAGTTGTCCAAAACGTTCTTCAACAACGCCAGGTAGACTTGCCGCTTGTTTTTCTAAATTACCAAACAGCCTCGTTTCCTTTCGTGCTTCTTCTAGTTCTTGTTCATACCATAGAATAGCATTAGGAATATTCGAAATGTCTTGTGTAACCCTTGAGTACCAGTTTATCATTTAGTCCCACTCTTCAGAATCACTAGAATACGGATCTTCTTCCCAATCATCTTCGTCCGCGTCATGATCTTGCTTTCCTTGTAGGTCCGCAACCGCTTCTTCTAGATATGGGTCTTCATCTCCAATTGCGTAAAGTATTTCTTCGTCGACACCGTTGTCTATACACCACTTTACGAATTGCATTGCTAGTGCTTCTTTGTTTGCCTTTGGAACATATTCGCTGAAAATATCCCAAAGGTCAATAAGTTGTTCTTCACTCATTTCCGTCACTGACTTCATCCTCATTAGTTATAAGTTCTGCTGTGTCATTTACTGGAGCCTCAGCATCTTCGTACTTATGCCTAATCTTGGAAAAGTCTTCCATAATGATTTCTAATTTTTCACCTGTCCAATCTTTACGATATTCTAGGATTTCTTCATTACGACTGTTGACGAATTTAAGTCTATTACCTTGTTGTGTTAGAATGCCTTGTTTTTCAAACAAGTCTACTAGTCCACTGTAAGGATCCATACCTGTTTCATATGGAATCTTTACTTGTACGCCTTCAAAAGGTTTTGCGTAACGTGTTTTCATAACCTTACAAGCGGCTCTGATACCACGCACATCCGTTACCTTTTTACCATCTTCATCTTCTTTTAGTTTCAATTTTTTCATTGCTACCACAATTGATGAAGCGTACACAAAACCCTGTCCGCCGGAAATTTTATCATCCGGATCAAACATATCCTGTGAAGCGTATGTGTGGTTAGTACATACCATACCTACATTGTAACTACCAAACATATTAACACAGTTACGTACAAGTGCTGTCAGTGCCTTAGGCTTACGGCCCATATCACCTTTCATGTCACCTTTACTAAACTGATCAACATCTGTTGGAGTCAGCAACATACCTAGTGAGTCAATTACAAACAATACCTTAGGTCTATCTTTGGTATCAACAGCATCATAGTCTGATCTGTAATCCTTCATAAACTCACTAATTGTTTTTGCTACGTCATCAATCATGCTCATTGATAGACGCAACAGTTTATCTTCTGCTGTGTCAACACCAAGTGCCTGCAACCACTTTTCATCAAGTGCGTTCTCTGAGTCAATTAGTACTACAAAGATTCCTTGTTCTTGTGCCGCTTTGACAATGTTGCCTGAAGCAAAATAACTTTTACCTGCACCGGATTCGCCAGCAAACACCGTTACCTTACCTAAGGGGATTCCTTTGTGGAAATCCCCAGAGATAAGATAGTTAAGTGCGTAATTGCCAGTCGAAACCCAGTCAGTTGGATCGTTAAAACCTACGCCAAGACCTGTAATGCTCTTGGTTAGATTCTTACGAAATTTACTAACGTCGAATGGTTTCGCCATGATAACTCCTTAAATTAAGATTGACGTGAACGAATCATTGCTAAAATATCATTAGCACGTTCGCTACTTGGTTTATCTTGATTTGCACTTGCAGTAGTTGCCGCTGGAGCAGGTTGTGCTACAGTTTCTGCTACTGGTTCAGATGCCGGAGTAGGAGCCGGAGCCGCAGTAGATGCCGCTGGTGCTGATGCACTCTTGTTCGGATCTCCTGTTGGAGCACTCATGCCTGGAGCACGAAAGTACTGTCCAAAACGCTCTGGATCATATGCTTCACCATCAACAGATGCTTCGAACATTTCTTGAATAACTTTAACTTCAACGTCTGTTGGCTTCTTAGGTAAGAAGTCATTAAGGTTATGCAATCCATGTGCTTCAAGTGCCGCTTTTTCTTGATCACTTAATGCACGTTCTCTACGTGACCATTGTGATGTTGAATAATCAGCATATCCACCTTTAGATGTTTTCTTGATACGGAAGTCTACACCACGTACATAATCTGTTGGTAGTTCATCCATTTCAGGATCCATCAAAGCACCTTTAATAATTTGGAAAATTTGTGGACCAATAATAAAACGTCTAATTGGATTTTCTGGAGTTGAATCTTCAGTAATCGGATTGTCAA